CGTCGAGAATAACGCTGGGTTCACTGGCGCTGACTTCGGCGGCTCCGTAACTGACATGCACGTTGGCTACGAAGCTAGCGATGACGTTTATGGCTTCTACCTCCAAGGTGGTCCTGCTTATGTCCAGCCTGATGGTGATGCTGGTGAGTTTGAGCTGTCCGGCAAGATTGGCGGCAGCGTTCAAGCCACTGAGCAGTTTGGTGTTTATGGCGAAGTCAGCTTCATGACTGGTGACGACGATGCTTCTTATGGCACCAAAGTTGGCGTCAAGTACAGCTTCTGAGCTATAACAAGGCTGTCTTCTCACACAGGACAGCAATTTGCCCCCGTTTAGGTAGAGCTGCACGGGGGCTTTTTATTGCCTAAACAGCCATGCAAAAGCTTTTCAACGTCCTGTCCGTCGCATCCTTTGCGATGTCTGGAGCGATGGTTGCTGGAACGGTGGTGTTTTACACGCGCATCCCGTCACTGACGAAGCACTACATGGGTGAGCTGAAGACCGAACTGACCAAGGTCGTTGGCGAAATGATTCCTGGCAAGATTGATGAAGCGATGCCAGAAATGCCGACAAAAACTGGCTTGCCGATCAAGTCACCATTTTAGTGTTGGCAGTCGGGTCATCATCATGAGCCTCTGGTCCGAAACCTTCAGCCTTGATTTTTGCCATATCAAGTTCTGGCGCGGGTGCTTGAGGTTTCTGCTCAAACGACGTTAGCCATTCGCGTAACGCGTCTCCTGTCGGAGTGCCCTTAGGCCATTTCACAAATTTGAGGATAGCCTTGTGATCGGTGAACGGTCTTGCTGTTTTGCCGCATAGAACGGTGTAAACAACAGGCGGGCCTTCACGTCTACGGTTCCGCTCGATCCAAAGCTGACCAGCAACAAACCGTTCACTCTTCATGCCGGAAATTCCTGAAATTGGTATTGGTGCGGTGCAAGTACCGGAGATTCCGGCTTGGCGTGCCATGCCTCCACAGAGTATTCCGGTTGCGCCGCCGGTGACGTTACAAATTGGTTTTCCTGTAGCTGACATCCCTGGCTGTGTAGAGACCAGGAACTCAGCAGCAGGCGACAAGGAAATCTATAACACCGATCCAAAGGGCAACATCATTGTTTGCGGCGGTCAAATGCCGTCGTACAAACCACTTGATTACACACCTGGAACGTTGGTATATGGAGCGGCAAAACCTCCACCGCCACCAGAAGAAGAGGTAGAGCCAAAGAAAGAAAAACCGGCTGGTTCCTTAGGCCAACCGGCAGTCCCTCTTCCATCAGGTCGTGGCGTTCCTGACACTTCACTAGATAGCAACGAGCTGCCATGCCCGCCACTGGATGCTTTACCTATTGGTGTCAGAGGCAAGCAGGGGACTGGAATTGTCATTGGATATAAGCGTGTCGATGGTCAGTGCGTAACGCTATATGACAGATTGCCGATCGACAAGATTATCGACAACTACCTACCTCCTGCACCTGTTGCACTGACTACGGGTGTGATTGCTGCCACAGCTGCAACATCAGCCATCGTGGCAAAACCGCTAGGTGAGTACGTGTTGAAGCTGGTTAAACCTACTGTCAAAAAGACAATTAAGAAGCTTAAGGCGATGATTGGGAAGAAGCCTCGTCCTGAGTCTGTTGCTGAGCGGATGAAGTTTCAGCGTTCTCTTCGTAAGTGATTTTGTGGATGTGGGGCGGAATGACGCCTGGCGGATTTTGCAGAACTACGTCAGCACAGATTGACGCATAAGGCGAATCAGGGTGAAAGCTGACGCCTTCTTTCATCAGTGAAGCGCAGTTTTTAAGTCTTGCGATTTCGTAGTTGAGTCGTTTGTCAGCCAGCTGGGCATCGAGCAAAGCCACTTGTTTCTCAGCTGCTTTCCTGCAGCTTTTAACGTGGGAACGGTCTAGCGGTACTGAAATCGTGGCTGTAATGCCGCCGTTAACCGAGAGATTCGTCTTTTGACCCGTTCTGATTGGACGATAGTAAAGGACATTGCCCGGATTATCGGGGACGCCGTCCGGGATGGCATTGCCTTCCGGATCTGTCGCGCCAACCAAATCGAGCGTATCGTATACCGGCTCTTGGTAGTAGCTTTCATAAGGATTCGCCCAGCTGGTGGTTGTACTTAGGAAAGGATTGATATGAAGAGTTGCTCCTTGGCAGGATATGCCTGCATAGTTGAATCCGAATGTGCGTGATGGCACCACCTGCACAGCTTGGTTTGTAACCGACCCAGAGCTGTTAGCTACTGGAGCGGCGGTACTAGAGACTTGAGCTTGCGCTGGAGCGGAAAACAGCAGAAGCGTTGCTATGACTCGCTTCATTGGGTAAAGGTACTTGTGGTTTCAGTGACCGACTCAATATCAGTGGTGCGGTCAATAATTGTATGGTTTACCAAGCCTGGCCCTTGCAGGGTTTCGACGAACTGCATGGCTTCGCCTTGATTAACGATTGTCCAAGTTGGTTTGGTTGCAGCATCAATGCTGGTCCATTTGCTGGTGATGCCTTGAATGGTGTTTGACGTTGTCGTCAAACCCATTGGAGCGATAGCAGCGTCAGTCTTGATATTTGTACCACTGACCGAATACTCGTAGCCAGTGCGGTACTCATGTGAGTTGACGACCTCTGTAACTTTGGTTTTGGTCGTTGTTGTGGAGGAGAGAACGCCTTGCGAAAAGTTCGGAACTACTGGAACTGATTTAGCTTCTGGGGCGACAAGTGCAACGATGCAAAGAACGCCCCAGGTAGCCCAAAGACTTGTCCACATCACTTGATCGTCAGTTCTTGGATAACTTGACCGATTGCAGTTGTGCCAGCGCCACCAGCTGTAATTGTCAAAGCGCCATCAGTGGCGATGGTGCCAGCTAACGAGCCTGCGACTCCACCTGATGTTGTCGTTGTATTGCCGAATACTGGCAGTGCTGGAACTACTCCGGAGGTGACTGTTGTCGAGAGGACGGTTGGAACATCGTCTCCTTCTGTATAGCTTTCGCTGTAGCTAAAAGAATCACCAGCAGTGGTAATGCTGTAAGCGCCAGGAGTGTAACCGAGAGCAGTTCCGGAAGTAAGTGCCGAGAGAGTAGGAGCAGTGTCCAAAGTGACGTTAGAGCCAGATATCGCCATAGAAGACGGTTGACGGATTGCGACTGATCCCGCGCCATCAACCGACAATGAAACTGACGACTGAATTTTATGGATAATGTCTGCTTGCGCTGGAGCGGCAAGCAAGCTGGCAGCTAGTACCAGAAGTGCCTTTTTCATTGGATTCCGGCTTTGGTGTCTTTGTTATCAATGATAGGCGGCTTCTTGTTGCCATTTCCGTTGCCATTCGACTTGCGCTCGATGCCAAACGACGCCATAGCTCCAGTCAGAAGAGACGCTACAAACGTGTTGTCCATTTTCATCTGAGGGAACAACCCCAGATAGGAAACGGTAAGTAGCGTGGCGCTCCAGACAAGGACAGCGCACTTAACCAGATCAGCAACGCTGACGCCTTCCTTTTCGTGCTGATCTTCGGGGTTGGTGGCCATAGCAGAACAGAGCTACCGTTACAGAGTAACTAGGTCAATCCAATGCTTCTAGTTCTTAAGCCTCTGGTCATGACAATGTGGCGCTCCAGAGCGTTCAAGGAGCTGATCATTGCGATGTTGGAGCGGATCGTTACTCGCACTGACAACGATTTGGACGACTTGGCTGTGAAGCACTTAAAAGATCTGCTGCTCCCTGACACAAGGATTGAAAAGTAAGTAGTGTCCGGCATTATCCAGCTGACCCTACTGTTGTTGGGCATGGCCTTTGCTCTGTTGCCGTTTTTCCAGTTTTTCCGTGGTACGCCCCATCAGTTGGCTGCAATTAAGGAGCTTGAGCAGTCCGTGCCGGAGGAATTATTGGATGAAGACGCAGACTGGTTCCAAGCTTGGAAGGAAAGCGGCTACGACCAGCAGATCTATATGCCCTACTTCACCCAGCTCGACAACGAGACTGGAACAGGTCATCGGGAATGTTTCAGTTCAGCGGCAGCCATG